TGGCATGGGTGTGGGAAAGCTATCTGATCAATTAGGCATTGATCCTGAGGAAGGTAAATCTTTAATCAAACAATATAATGAAAGAGTTCCTTTTGTTAGACAATTAGCTGACGCAGTATCTGACCATGCTAATAAAAGAGGAGCTGTTAAAACTTTCTTAGGTCGAAGATGTCGTTTTGAATTATGGGAGCCAAAAGCATTTGGTTCTTACAAAGCGTATCCTTTGGATAGAGCTAAAGAAGAGTATGGTGAATATACTCCTTTGAAAAGATCAGGGACGTATAAAGCTTTAAATAGGTTGATACAAGGATCAGCGGCTGATCAAACAAAAAAAGCCATGATTGATTTAGATAAAGAAGGTATCAATCCTATGATTCAAATTCACGATGAACTAGCCATTAGTCTTAATGGTGATCCTGAAGTGGAGAAAAAAGTCATTGATATTATGGAAAACACGATTGAAATGAGTGTTCCTTCCAAGGTCGATGTAGCAATAGGAAACAATTGGGGAGAAGCAAAATGAACTGTTGGCATTGTAATACACAATTAATATGGGGTGGAGATCATGATTTAGAGGATGAAGCAGAAGAATATATCATGGTGACAAATTTAACCTGTCCTAATTGTGATAGTTATGTGGAAGTTTTTCTTCCTGAACAAAAAAGTTTTAAAGTTATAAAAGGAGAAAAAAAATGAGAATAACTTATAATAATGGTGAACTAAATTTATCTTTAACTAATGAAGAAGTGGACCATATTGCTGATAACAAAGGTAGAAGTATACCAATGGATATTAGTTGGCTGAAGGTTTTACACGAAGATATTTCAAAATGCGTTTTAGCTCATTGGTCTGCTGTTGAAGTATGGGATGCATTAGAGGCACATCAGAAAACTGTAAAAAGCATAAGTAAAAAAGAAAAATAAGTATTATATTCTCCTCGAAATAAACCAAGGAGATAATAATGTTTAACCTAACTAATAAAGCCAAGAATCATTTCTTAAACTTCTTTAAGCAAGAAGATAAAGATGAGTCAATAAAAGAATTTTGTCAATCAGAGTACAAAAAAGATTGGTATGCAGCGTATAGATTTTACAAAGAAGAAGGTCAGTTCCCTAATTTTATTAGAAGAACTCTTTAAGTATTAGCTACTATTTCAGCTAGATGTTCACATCTGTTGGTGGTTTGCTTATGCCACCTAGAATCTTTCATTTCATCCGAAGCTTCTTTCCACTTCTTGTTTCTCATGTTTTTCCACATTTTGGAGAAATTTCGAACACCTTGAGTTCCTAGCTGAAAAACCATTTCCACAATAACGTGTTCTATATGAACAGGTAAATCGTGACCAATACATTCCTCAATTAAAGCATCAGCTCCCGCTGCTGCTCTGTTTAAATCTAAATCAAATAGTTCATCTATTTCTTCTCTAGAAATTTTTTTTCCTTCAGGAAATCTTTCTCTTTCATGTGGTTTAATAAGGTGGCCTATGCCAATCGTGGCTTTTCCTAAACTGTCCAAATATACGTGGTCAACAATTCCTTCCGCAGAAGTAACTCTAGCTCTTAACTCATCTGTAATTTCAATCATGATGCACCTATGCCCCAATGTTCTTCATGGGGATCTTTTTCTACCTTTCTTTTAAATAAGTTTATAATAAATTTAAATAATTTCATTTATTTAAGTTTATAACCTAAACCAGCGTATTTGTCTACACTTCCACCTTTTTTAAAATTCATTGATGCTCCGAAGTTTAGTCCTCCCTGACCTATTGTTGCGTTTAAATCTACAGGAAGACCATTAACCATAAAAGTGTTACCATAGCCCAACTGAGGATTTCCAGACAAAACATTATCGAATCTAAAATTACCTACTTTAGTTTTTAATTCAGGGTTTTTACCAAAATTATATAGATCTGTTAAACTAGGTAATCCAAGATTATCTACTCTTGCATTAGCTAAAGCTGTTTCAAAATCATTTTGATCACTTACATTAGGTTTTGCCTTAAAAGGAAGATTATCTAAACGAGAACTTTGATCTAAAAATTTATAGGTATTATTAAAATCTTCTTGATTCAAATTGGTGGGAAGAATTTCATTAGTAAGAGGTCTGCGTTTAATTACTGTTTCAAAATTGTAAGGAAACTGAGGAGCTGTTCGTATTGGCTCTTCAGTCACTGTCATATCACTGCTTCCTCCATAAGTGACGGTTGGTTTTTCGAAAAGATAGTCATATAAATCACTTACTCCTCCAGCTATTCTTTGAGCTGTACTAACAAAAGGAATACCATAAGCTTTGGCTAATTGTCCTAATCCATATCCAATATCTCCTGCTACTTCTTTATCGGTGGGACCAAATCGAGAAACTAAATCTTGACGAACACCTTCGACAGTTCTACCACCAGGTGTCTCAGATAAAAATACAGGTTGTCCAGTATTGGAATTCATTACAACATAGGTGCTACCATCAGGTCTTGTCCCTGTCATAACTCTTCCTTTATCTTCAAGTGCTTGTTTAAACTGATTTATACCACCTTCTTGTTTTGTTCTTCTAATAATTCTTTCTTCAGGTATGTCTCTGTCACCAAAAAACTTTTGTTTTTGAAGATTTAAAAAAGCGTCTTTTTTTCCTTGTGAAGGAATAGATGACGATCCACCAGATTGACCTCTGTTTTGATTAGCGTAATCTTTTTCTCCTTGAGATATAATACGATCTAATCGTTTTTCATTTTGAGCTTTTTTAAAATCACCAAAACTTTTTGCAGTTGATTTTCTTTTTCTTCCTCTAGCCATTATGCTACCACCTGTGGTTTTTTAAACTTTTTTGATTCATAGAGATCCACGATACCACCTTCTGCTGCATTAAACAAAGGTAATCCTACTGACTCTAAACTACCCATTGTTTGTGGATTAGTCGCTCCACTACCTTGTCCTCCTAAAGAAGCTAAATCAACTTGAGGAATATTAAGAGGTTGTATTAAAGGAATATCAGTCTGTCCTCTACTTATAGGAATCTCTTCTTTGGGAGCAGAATTAATAGTTTCTACATCGTTAAGCATTTGTTCTTCAAATATGTCTCCATCGTAATCATCAGCCATGTTATCTAAAGTTTCTTGAGCAATTTGACCAAATTTAGTCAGCTCTTCTACCTCTCTTTTATGTTGTTCATAAGCTTCAGTTCCCTCTTCAAAATTTTCTTTCATTACATCAACCGTGTACATCTTTATTAAACGAACCATATTAGAGTATCTTGTTTTATAATTAGTGTTTTGATCCATTGCTTTGTAAAAAGCTTTAGCTTTTTTAGGATCTCCTAAAATATTAGCCATGCTTCTCAGTCTTAAAAATAAGGCTGGTGCAGTTACCCCTGATTTTAATCCTACAAACCCTCCAAAAAGAATACCCATTAATCCTGTGCTTAAATTAACTGCACCAATGGAAAGTTTTCTATTTAAAAGACCTGCCGCACTAGGAATAAATGTATTTCCCCTTGCTACTAACACGTTTAAAAGTTTATCTAATTGTTGTCCTGATATAAATTCTTTTGGTGCTCTTTGATGTAATAAATCAAAAGCTGCCATAACACCTTTTTTCATTTGATCATTTGTTCCAAAAATACCATTTTTGAATTTAACAGGATCAAAGTTTAAAAAGTTTTTAGTAGCAGAAAAACTAGAAGTGTTTTCACCTGAAGCTTTTAAAGCTTTTATAGATCCGTTCATACTATCGTCCATCAGCTTAAATATAAAACTACCGAAAACATTAGGATCGTTACCTGTTAATTTAAAAAGTTGTTTTACAGCAGTGGGAGAATTTAATTGTTGCATTACTTTTTTAAATATTTGTTCATAATATTGAGTGCCTTCTTTTGAGAGAGGAGTTTGATATAATTGATTAACATTATAAGTCTGAGTTATTTTTGTCCCAGGTGCTCCAGGAAGATCTATAACTTTTTTAACGGTGTATCCTTCGTCACCAAATCCAACTAATTTAGCAAAATCACTCGTATCGGTTCCCTGTCTGTAGGTTTGAGTCATTTTTGCAAAAACACCTTTATCAAAAAAGTCTTTTCCCATAGGCATAGCGCCATCTCTATCTACTCCAAATCTAAAGACATCATCTGCAAACTTTTTAGACTCTCTAAGTAAGGCTACTTTACTTGGATCTAATATTCTTGGTAAAACTTGTGAAGTAATTTGACCTGCTTGATTTACTGTAAATGCTCCTCCTTCAGTGGCTGTTACGTAACCTAGGTCCTCTATAAAATCGGTTTTAAGACCATCTATTAAAGTTCTAGTGGTGTTATCCTCGTAAGGAAGTGAGTTATAAATGTCATTTAATTCATCTTTATAAGCTTTGTAATCATCTATGGTAAGTTTTTTTCCTTTAGAATTTTTTAAAAATCCTTTAGCAAATTTATAAAAAGGAGTACCACTTAAAACTTTTGAAGCTTGACTGTCTGCCTTACTTATAAAGTCAATAAGATTGGATCGTGTTTTTATCATAGGAAAAATAGATGTTCCCTTACCAAATAATTCATCTATTTGTCTATAAAAGTTGTCATAAGCAGCTCCTGTTACTGCTTTCCACTCAGCTCTACCTTTAAGCATTGATTCTAAAAAAGTAGTTGTAGCGTCTTTACCTGACCTAGGCGCAAAAGCACTGATCATCTTGTCTACCTTATCTTTAATAATAGGTCCTTGTTCTTTAATAAATGCTCCTGCTCTGTCAGCAACTAAAGGTAGCCTACCAAAAGACTTTAAAAAAGCTGATGCATATGTACCTGACTCTTGAGCAACATCTGCTAAAATTGGTTTTACTCCTACTTCATAAAAATCTTTTAATTTTTTTCTAACAGCGTCATTAGCTAAAATTATATTATTCTTACCTACACCAAGTGTCTTAAATATACCAAGACCTATTAATTCGTTCATGCCTTCTGTTTTTAAATTCTCAGGAAGCTTCGCTATAATTTCGTCTATTGTTTCCTCGTCTCCATCTAAATAATCGCTGTAGGTATCGTAAGCAAAACCACCTGCACCAGCTAATGTACTTGCTGCAAGAAAACCTAATATGGTTCTTTGTTTAATTTTTGTTTTCATTTTCTTAGGAACAGGAAGTTTATCAATGGTTGCTTTTTGAAAATTCCATAAGCCATCAAAAACTTTTTTAAAAGCGGTTGCACCTGATCCTGTTTTTGGAATTTTGTCAGGATTTTTTGCAAAATAATTTAAAATTAAAGGACCTGATATTGATCCTGTAATAGTTGCTACCTCTTTTGGAAAGTATGCCTCCAACCCTACTTCATCTACTAAGCCTTGAATGTAGGTATCATACTCCTTTTTTTTCTCACTAGAGACTTGCTCTCTTACGTCAAATCCTAAAAAACTTTCCAAAAAAAAAGATTTTTCATTTTCATTTTCAATTGGAGAATAATCTTCCTTGAAAGGAGAATCACCCATATAAATTATTTTTTGACCGTCTTTATCGTCAATATCCAAGTAAACTGGTTGCGTAAAACTAGGAAAATTTAAAGCTGGAACCACTCCCTCTATTAGTCTAGTTCCTTGAAAACCAGATTCATCAACAGGAATAAACTCTGCATAGGGATTGTCTTCTAATCCTAACCCTCCTATTTCATCTGTTTTTGTAGGAATAAACTCTGCATAGGGATTATTTTCCACCATGAGACTATTCTCCTGTTCCGTATTTCTCGTTAAATAATTCTAAAAATTTTGGTTTAATATCTTCAACAGTAGCTCCTTGACTAATAGAATAAATGGCCCCTGTAAAAATAGGATCAGTTAATAGTTTAGGATATTTTTTTAAATTAATGTTAGGAAGAGCATCCAATAAAGTGCTTTGTAAATTCTCTGCACTAAAGTCTTCTTTTGAAGGAATCTTAATAGGTTCTTTAGGCGCTAAAGTAGCTCCATATTCTTCATTAAATATTTCAGGAGTTTCATACTTTAACGCTCCTTGACCTAAACTATCTCTGTATGTGTTCATTTTATCAAAAATAGTTTTATGAGCAGCCATTAAACTTTTTCTAATACTAGAAGAAGAGCTCGCCAGTCCATAATCTAGTCTTTCTTTAGCTATTTTATCTATGTCTTTTGATGTGGCTCTATATCTAGAAGCTCCTGCCTCCACTTCAGCTATTAATTTAGGAATTTTCATCATGTCTTCTAAAGATTTTTGAAGTTCAGGATTGTTGTAGACCATCGATTCAGGTAACCCTTTTCCAATTAATTGATTTAAAAGTTCATCTACGGTATTAGATACATTAGCGTAGCCTCTTAATACTGAACTTAAAGCCCCTATTGTTTCAGGTTGTGTGTAGCTTCTTAAAACTAAATCTTCTATTGCTGCAAGTGTTTCATAACCTGTATTGTGTCTAAGACCTAATATTCTATTGGATCCATCCAACTTAGTTATATCTATTTTTCCAGGTCCTGCTGCAAAAGGATCTATTTCTAAATCTGCAAAAGCTTCGTTAGACATTATATCAATAAGTCCATCATTTGTTGCTACTTCACCACCTATGGGATTATCATCAGTTCCGTTGCTTCTTTTTACTATTTCACCACCTACTTTTCCTTCTGGAATGGGGTCAGGCATTTGTATTATATTTGTAGGTTGCATCTCAAAAAAAGTTTTAAATATAAGTTGTGATGCGTCTAATTGAGAAGCTTGTTTTAACATATCAAATTCAGCTTTTCCAGTTTCAGTGCTTAAATCAATCACAGTGTTTATGTTTTTTACTATAGGTCTACCATCTGCACCTAACTCATTGGTTACATAGGTTCCTGTTACGGTTATTAAATTTTCAGCTTTGAACTTATCAGGCTTAATAACGGACATCACTCCTGAAGTATTTTTTTGAACGATGGTTCCGACTGGAAGAGATTGAGACACACCTTCTCCAAAAACATTATCTATAACTTCATTGTTAGTTCCTACGACTCCTATGGTTCCCACACCTTGATTTTTTTGATTTGCTAATGCTAAATCAAAACTCTTACCTAAAACAAATTTTTTCATATCTTTGGCATCAGATTTTTGAGTTGAATATTCACTTAAAGCTAACTGTAAAGGTAGCTGTTTCTCTTGTTGTTTTATTTTCAATGCCATAGGTAGAGCAGCGTTTGTAGCTTGATTAAATCTATTCAATGCTGACTCAATAACATCTTCGCCTTTTGCAATATCTAATCCAAGGTTAGTTACTTGCGATAAAAAAGGTAGTTTTAAAGCATCTTTTTGACCTTCAAATAATCCTAACCCACCTATTGTTCCTTGTTTTTCTGCTAGTATTTCAGCAAAAGTTTTAGGTTCTTCTACCATTCCTGATAATTGAGTAAGAATTGCCTCAGGTGAGCCTGACTCCAACACATCTCCTGCTCCAGCTGTATAAGAAGCTACTCCTAAATCAGACATTTGAGGTTTAGTGTAAAGACCAAGATTTTGTATTTGATCTAAAGAAAGAGGACCAACCATTCCTGAATAAACACCGTCTTCTCCAGGTCCATTAGCCAAATGTACAATACCACCGTTAGCCATAGGCA